CTTTTAGGCCGCTTCCAAGGATTCGTCGAAGGCTGGACTTTTACAGCTGGCTATAACCGTCTGGACATAACTCTTAATCTCAGTCCTACAGCTTTCAGCTTGCAATCGATGAAATGGGAAAACGTGAGTGTCGCCGAGAGCTGGAATACTTTATCTTCTACACTTATCTGGAATGACGCGACAGTAGTCGCATAAAGGAGCAATAAATGGCCACGAGTCCACTGTTCGGCTGGGAAGAACCCGACGACACAGATTTAGTTAAAGACGGCGCAGCTGCGATCCGTACGCTGGGTAACGCTATCGATACATCGATGGGCGATCTTCTGGGCGGTACGACTGGCCAGATTCTTTCTAAAAACTCTAATACAAACATGGATTTTACGTGGATTACCAATGACGTTGGAGACATAACAGCGGTAACAGCTGGGACAGGTATTTCGGGCGGCGGTACTTCTGGCGCAGTAACGGTGACGAACTCAATGGCTACAGCAATTACTACGGCTGGCGATTTAATCAAGGGTACAGGTTCAGGAACTTTCGATCGTCTCGGTATTGGATCGACTGGACAGGTTCTTACAGTATCGGGCGGCGCGCCAGCGTGGGCGACTCCAGCATCAAGCGGCGGAATGACAGTGATCGCTTCTGGAACATTCTCAGGAACTAGCACACTAATTTCGTCTATTCCGACTACTTATGTTAATTTATTTTTGGCTATCGAAGGCTGGAATCTATCTGCTGGCGGCTGGGGACTTTATCTAAGGTTTAACGACGACTCCACAGCAAATCGTCACGCTAACGGGACTTCTTTTGCTCCTGGCGGTGGATCGCCTGTCGCTTTTGCTGCGACAAGTTGCCAGATAAATCGCGATAACTATGGAGTTACTTCTAGCTCCAAGCAGTCGACTTATGTAACGATTATGGGTTATGCCAATACGAATAGCTGGAAACAAGGAATCTATTACGGTTTATCGCAAGATTCGGCAGATGCTACTAAATACGTTTACCAAGCTGGAACAGCTTTTTACAATCAAACAAGCGCAGTAACTAGTCTCAGAATCTTAAACGGAGATAATCTTACCCAATCTGGTAATTACACACTTTACGGAGTTAAATAATGTCAATAATCCAAGAACACAACGCGACGACTGGAGAAGTTACGACTCGTCCCATGACTCCAGAAGAATTAGCCCAAGCAGAATTAGATAAAGCGCAAATCGCAGCCAATAAAGCTAACGAAGAAGCTAAAGCCATCGCTAAGGCGGCTCTTCTTGATCGACTTAACATGACAGAAGAAGAAGCGAAGTTACTCCTATCATGACTTATCCAATCGGAACAGCTGCGGCAGTCGTAGAAGTAGCACTGGCGGAAGTCGGTACAGTCGAAGAGGGCGATAACCTTACGAAGTACGGAAAGTTTACGAAGGCCGATGGTCTACCTTGGTGCGGTTCATTCTGTAATTGGGTATTCCACACAGCGGGCGTAAAGCTTCCATCGATGGTCTCAACAGCTGCGGGAGCGCATAAGCTAAAAGAAGTAAGTCGCTGGGTAGAGACAGAGCCTAAGATCGGCGATCTTGCATTTATGGACTTTCCGCATGATGGCGTCGACCGTATTAGCCACATCGGTATCGTCGTAGGAGTTAAGTCGAAGACTGTTATCACCATCGAAGGTAATACTTCGGGAACTGGCGATCAGCGTAACGGCGGAATGGTCATGATTAAAGAGCGGGCATTTGGGAGCGGTAAAGAGATCGTAGGCTTCGGACGTCCTAAGTTCGTGGCCTATGCTGGCGATTATCCGATCGTCGAAGTACCTACTCAATCGGCAACGAAGCCGAAGAAGGAGAAAACTAATGGCAAACTTAAAGCCGTTACTCGCAAGCTGGGCGCGTAGCTTCGCAGCTGCTTCGTTAGCTGTTTACATGGCTGGCGTCCAAGATCCTAAAGCGATCGGAATGGCTGGCTTAGCCGCTGTTCTACCTGTAGTTCTGCGCTGGCTAAATCCTAAAGATGCAGCTTTCGGGTTACAGGGGAAGTGACTCGGAAACTAATAGCGGGAAGTCTGGCCTTAGTCCTTTCGGCTGGGCTTTCTGCTTGCGGTTACCAAGGCTGGGTTCGCTATGAATGCCAAGAATACGAGAACTGGTCTAGACCAGAATGCCAAGAGCCACAGTGCGTCCCTACTGGAACGTGTACTAGCGACGTCCTTGGAGAAGAAGCTCCACAGCCCAGCCCGACGCCGTAGTCCAGAAGAAGTCCACGCGACTCTTATTCTTATCATCGGTTCGACGTTAGCGGCTGTCTTCTTGATCGTTACCCTTGGAATTACTTACGCTCTTATCTTCGTCACTCAGCCAATCGGCGGACAAGCTCCGAACGATGCGGCCTTTATCGATCTTCTAAAGACTCTTTCGATCTTCTTAACTGGATCACTTGGCGGAGTGTTAGCGGGTAACGGATTAAAGTCCAAGCCGAAAACACCAATCGACACGCCGACAGATAAGCGGGAATCTTGACCTAGACGCGTTCTTGCTTCACTCTTTACATAGGAAGCGCGAACGTCGCTTCCAGTATCGGGAGCTAGTAATGAATGAATTATCGATTATCGTCATGATGCTAATAGCTGGGATCTTGTGGTCAGCGATGAGCTACTCAGTCGGTTATAAAGAAGGCCAGCGAGAAGGCTTTAAGCGCGGTCGAGCCGTATCACGTCACGCAGCTAAGGACGTGCGCTAATGAGCTTCTTAGACAATTACGAAGACGTAGCGGCCAGAATTGCCCGCCTATGGTTAACACACCCTACAGCTAGAGTCCAGACTAACATCGTGGACTTTAACGCCGAGAAGGGTTACGTCCTTATCCAAGCCCAGATCTTTCGCGAGTACGAGGATCTACACCCATCGGCTACCGATTACGCATTCGGTAACGTAGCGACTTATAACGTCAACATGAAGAAGTTCTTCGTCGAAGATACTGTCACATCGGCGATCGGTAGAGCGATCGGTCTACTACTGGGAGCGGATAAGCGTCCGACTCGTCAGGACATGGAGAAAGTCGAAACTATTAGCGCGAAGGTGGCTAACTCAACGGCCGACGATTACGACCCTTGGACTCAGAAGTTCGGCGAAGTGCCAAGCTATAAGACGGCCGAAGAAGCCGAGCAGAGCGGCATTCCCAGCTTTGGATCATCGATGGACGAGATCGCTAAGCAGCTGGGCGGAGAGTTACTTCCAGAAGCTCCACAGTGCAGCCATGGACATCGAATCTTTAAGACTGGAGAAGCTAAAACTGGTAAGGCTTGGGGCGGCTGGTTCTGCGTCGAGAAGACCAAGGCGACACAGTGTTCTCCGCTCTGGTACGTCTTAGCCAGCGATGGCAAGTGGAAGCCACAGGTCTAAAGATGAGCGACTTAATCGAGATTATCTATCCGCAATCAATGACGGCCAAGCTTCTACAAAATGGCGAAGTTATAGCCGAGTATAAAGTCGAACAGTGCGATAGCTGCTCCAAGGTCAAGAAGCTAGACGCTTTCGGTTATACCAAGGGCCAAGGCGGAGAGAAGTTAACTTGGCTCTGTGGTGACTGTAGATGAAGGTAAAGCCCACGATCGAAGATAAGGTCTTAGCTCACACTGTAGCTCTAGAACGAATCGCACAGGTCAACGGCCACCCAGACGCTTCTAGTCGATACGACAGACAGCTCGGCTTCCATGATTACGTCGCGCAAGTGGCCGAGTCAATAGTCGCCGAGATCTTGGTAGCTCGCTATCTTGGTTACACAGATTTTGATCCAAGGTCGTCACAGTTTAAGAAGACGGCAGATGTCGGCAGCTTTATCGAAGTGAAGTGGACACGCTACGAGACTGGTCAGTGCATCATCGGCGAAGGCGATAGAGCTACAGACGTGGCCGTTCTAGTCGTAGGCACTAGCCCGCATTACAGACTAGCGGGCTGGATACCTGTAGCCATGGCCAAGCGGCCTAAGTATAAAAACTCTAAGCAGCCTACTTGGTGGGTCGACCAAAAGAACTTACAGCCGATCGAGAATCTAAAGGGGAGCAACTATGGACAAGCTGCGCTTTAAGTGCCGAGTCTGCAAGAAAGACACAGAGCAACTTATTCGTGTAATTACAGATAATCTTCCAGAGAACGTTAAGACGATCCAGTGCTGCGTCTGCTCGACTATGACGGTGGCACTAATTGGAGAAGCTAATGGCGACCTATGAGTACCGATGCGAAGTGTGTAGTAAAGAGCTAGAAGTACAGCGATCCATAGAGGACACACTGGCCAGAGATCCATACTGTCCGAATTGCACTATCCCGATGAAGCGCATTTACTCGCTTGGTGGGATCGTGTTTAAGGGTAATGGGTGGGGCGGTAAGCCATGAAGTTATCCACAGAAGTTATTCACAGGGTGTGCGCAACGCCCAAGAACACGCTCATTACACTGTTAAACTTGACAGCCGCGCTACGCTGTCTTCGCGTGAAGCGAGCCGCTGAGGCGGTTAGCTCGCAAGGGCGCAAGCAGCTAATGGGCAAGGTCTATGCCATTACGGCATCGATTACACTAATGGGCATTCCAGAATCAACAGCTACAAACTATTCAGTAGATCATCTAAAGTTATACGCACATTCGAGGATTCTTGATTATAAAGAGTTCCAATGCTTTAACAGAATCATTACTAAAGAATCTCGATGGTCATACTTAGCGAAGAACGGTAGTCACTTCGGACTAGGCCAGATGCGCTCTAAGCATTACAGAGATCTAGACCCTTATCGTCAGATAGACGCTACTCTTAAATACATTACGAATCGTTATGGTACGAGCTGTAAAGCTTGGGCATTCCATGAGCAGAAGGGCTACTACTAAGTGACATTACACAGCCAGCGTAAGAGCAACTCGACACAGTGAAAGAAGCTACGGCTACGAATCCTTAATCGTGACGGCTGGATCTGCTTCTGGTGTGGCCAAGAGGCCAACACTTGCGACCATGTAATCCCAGTAGCTAGGGGCGGTTCAGATGATCCAGATAACCTAGTCGCAGCTTGTAAAAGATGTAACTTTAGTCGTCAAGATCGCTTGCCCGAAGAAATGGATCTTGCGAAGAAAAAAGTGGGTGGTGTTTTTTTTGATGGGAGTTCCAC